TTCTTCCCTTACCACATCAAAATGCGGAAATTTCTCCACATCACTACGAACCCGCTCAATCTCACTAGATAGACGAGCGTTTTCTTCCTGCTGAAATCTTCCCTTAATTGAGCTAACTTCTTGGTTAACTTGGTTAAGTTGATTCATTAACTGTTGGGTGTATGCGTCAACCTGTTGTGGCTGTGCAACACTCTCACCATTAAATTGTATACCATAGTCTGACGCAAGTCTTTGAAACATAGCGACTTTTTGGTCATACGGTGCTTTTGTCAAAACCATGTGCGCACGACCTAAATTATTAATCCATGCAGCAGGGCTAATATTCTGTGCTTGCAATTCAGGAATAAATGGAGCAATAGCTTCTTCGTAGCTTCTAGCACGGTCAGCTTCAGCCTTATAAGTGCTTACGCCTTTCTTATACTCAGACTCACGCTGATTGGCATATTCGGCAAATTTAGTAAAGTCCTCTTTGCTAATCTGCTCACCAGCTTCCATCTTGTCCCAAATCTGGACATACTCTTTCTTCCATGTAGAAGGGCGAGTTACAGGCTTAACTTCTTCTGCTGCCGCCTCCGCTTCATCCTTATCCGCAAATTCAATAGAATCAGCATCTTCGGTAGATTCTTTGTCGTCTTGTGCGCTAATTTCCTCTTTAGCGGATTCTGCGGCAATATCATCTTCCACCACAGCAATTTCTTTTTCGACTGGTGCATCAAGAGTGCCTTCCTCAGCAGCTTCCATAGCTGCCATTAATTGTTCTCTGCGGTCTAACTGTTCTTCTGACATGGTTTCTCCAAGTTGTCGGATTATTTGTAATTTAGCTTCTGATACACTTGCTCCGCAATATCCCTTTTACGGGCTTCTTTGGATTTGGTGCTCATATCTACTTGTTTGTGCTGCATTGGTACATCATTACCCAACTCAATCATGCGATGTTGTTTAAGGTGGCTACGGTGCTGACTACGGCTTTTAATCCATGTGCCATCTACTTGGCTTACATAACCATCAATGTCTGACATGACCATTGCGGTTTCTTTTGGGGTCATTTCTAGTTTTTGTTGCCATGCTTTGTCGGCTTCTTCGCCTTCAAATGGCAAATTCCAGTAGGATAGGTACTTCTCCCTATCATCCATCTGTTTAGGGTCATATTCTTCATGCGTAACCTTGCAATGGTTACATGTAACACTCATCTTTACCAAAGCCATTACATCCTCCTTATTAATTCTGGTAATTTGTGGTATTCGTCTTGTCTTAGGGTTACTACCGAGTCATACCATCGGGCATTTTTCCAACGCCAACAGATAAATGACTTTTGTGGTAATAAAACAACACATTTAACGCCTAATGCGCCTGCAAGGTGGGCTGTTCCTGTATCAACTGTGACTACACCCTTCATTGCTTTCATGTGTTTGGCAGTAATTGACCAATCTTTCTTCCAACCATCGTCAGGAAGGGGTCTAAACACGCCATCAGACTCAGGATTTAGCGAGTAAGCGTCATCACCCACCAAGTTATTCATTTCTTCGGCAGAAATTGACTTAATCCAGCGTAAAGCACCTTTAGAAGCAGACCAATTAACACCTACTTTGCGCTCTATACCACTAGGTATGGCATCAAGGTAGCCTTCTGAAGCTACAACTTTGTCATTTTTAATAGGGAATAGGTTTTTAGCGTAGTTTGGCGAGCAATCTATGTAATAAGGTAATGACATTGACCCAATCCAGTAGTCACATTCATGCCCTGGGCCTTCTTCCGTTAAATTGGTAAGCTGGTCTATGCAATCCATTTGACCCAATAGCGGAATAACGGCTGGCACAGTCATTACTACTACTTTAGAAGCGCCTAAAATCTTTAGGAATGGCAAGAAACGGGCATACATGAATATGTCACCAAATCCTTGCTCCATTTGCACAACAATAGATTTACCTAATAATGATTCACCACGCCATGTTGCAGGCTTTGCAGGTTCTCTTGGATATGGAATAGGTTGATTGGCAAGAATTTCAGGATGCCAACGATATTCAAATAACCTAAACCCAGCAGGGTAACGCCCAGCGTGCAAATGCTCATAAGCTAATTTGTATTGCTGGTGTGCGTTTAAAGTATTAGTGCTAATAACGCTTCCTCATCGTCTAATTCTGCTTGCCGTTTTGCTTCTAAGATTGCTAACTCCTGCTCTAAGCGGAGCTTTGCTTCTCTCATTGCTACTGCGGTTTGCAGGTCTTGTTGTTGCTTTTCAAGATTAGCGATGTACCTGTCAATATTTGCTAGCTGTGACGGTGTATCAGCGCTAACTGCTTGATTAGATTGTAATTCTTTTTGTTTGCGTTTGCTTACTTTTGGTGGGTCAATTAAGTCAGCAATACCTTGCTTGCGTGCTTCTTTGTTTAGCTTTAACGCTTCTAAGCGCTTTTCTTCAGCTTTACGCTTTTTCTTATCTATTGCCTGATAACGCTTCCATTCTTCTTTAGTCCAACCATCTCCACCTGTAGGATTACTAGGCGCAGGAGGTGTAATGACTATCTGAAATGCGTCATTCTGAAAAGCGGTTGACTGAAAAGCAGCTATCATGCAACGCCCAAGCTACGACCTTGCTCATACATATTCGTGCCGTCTGTACGGAATACGAAATAGTCTTTAGCACCAGCAGCAGTTGATAGCGTAGGAGCAGTACCACCAGCCCATTTGAATACGCTATTCCATGTAAGGGTGTTTGAACCACCATTTTGAATAACTGCCAAGCCGTAATAAGCACCGCTTACAAGACCTGTTGGAGCACCCATAGTGCGGTTAGATGATACAAATGTAAAGGTAGCTACCTGTGCAGTATTGGCTGCCCATGAGATTGTTGCCCCATCGGTTAAGGCCACATTGCCAAAGTATTGCTGTGCAGTAAAGTTAGTAGCAGTTGCAGGAGCTACATAATCCGTACCAGCAGTACCAGCAGAAATAGCCGTTCCGTTGCCTTTTAACATTCCTGTGATGGATGTAGCCAAAGTTAAAGCTGGAGTTGCACCACCGCTTGATGTACCTGTAAATCCGTTAGCTGAAGCTACTGATACGGCTGTTACTGTTCCAGACCCTTTGTTATTAAAAGTAGTCCAATCGGTGCTTGTCAGATAGCCGTTTACGCTACCAGTTGCGGCTGGAATACTAATAGCTGGAGTATTCCCACCGCTTGAAACAATAGGTGCAGTACCAGTTACGCTAGTTACAGTACCACCGCTTGATGGGGCTGTATTGGTAATCGTGAAATTAGGGTATGTACCGCTAGTGCTAATACCTGTACCAGCAGTCAAGACTACTGTTTGGTCAGGGGCAGAATTAGTTACAGTTACCGCACCAGTAGCACTTGAAACGCTGATTCCTGTGCCAGCTACGGCAGAAGTAACGCCTGTATTAGCTAGGGTAATTGAACCTGTGCCATTGGTTACAGAAACGCCTGTACCAGCAGTTAAAGTGCTTTTTGTTAGTGTATTGCCAGTTGTGTTGCCGATTAGCAATTGCCCATTGGTATAGCTAGTTTGGCCTGTGCCGCCTTGGTCTACTGCTACTGTTCCAACAATGTGCTGGGTTTCACAAGAAACAATTTGTACTGAAACTAATAATGTGCCGTTACTTGGGTTTGCCCTAAGAACTACGCCTACTTGAATTGAATAATTAGGTCGTGTAGGCTCTGTTGTTGTATATGCACCAGCAGTTGTAGCTGATAAGAATACAGCATCACCTTCAGCAAATGCCGATGTATCTAAACCATTGACTAATCCGTTGATAGTTACATAGCCAAATCCATTGTTTGCAATATCGGTAGTTGTAACGCCAATAATGTCAGCAGTAGAAAAACTAGTTGCTATGGCTTTAGCAACAGTAGGCGTATTGCCAGTTGCCCCATTTACATAAACTACTGTGCCATCAGGAATAGTTGACCCTGTTTGATTGCGTACACGGACAATCTGTTCTTGCCCGATGTTGACGGACATTTGGCTATTGTCGTTATAGTAATTAAGAGTTTTAGCTGTTGAATCGTAAAAAACTCTGCCTTCTACATAGGTAGGAGCAGTTGTAGGTGTGTAATTAAGGTATGGAGCTGTGCCATCTACTGTTGCGCCTGATAGCGTAGGTGTGTTGATTGTCGGGCTGGTTTGTAATACGACTGAGCCTGTGCCTGTGGTAGCAGTTGCAGGGAAAGCGCCTACATCAGCATATCCAAGGACTACTGTGCCTGTATAGCCATTGACGCTAGTTACTGCGTCTGTATTGTCAATCTGTTCCCAAGCTGTGCCATTAAACACCGCTAAGTCGCCTACAGTCCAATCAGTAATGCCGTTTAAATTGGTTGTACCTGAAACGCTAACAGCATAGTAATAGCCTTTTGTCCCAACGGATGATGTAAGTGTGGGCGTATTTGTTGAAGCGTTCCAAGTACCCTGATAGTTTAACCCACCAATGATGCTTGCAGGGATTTGATTAAGCGGTACTGTGCCACCAGCGTCTAGTGTTGCTACGCCTAATGCTTGCGCTTTTTGTGTGGTTGGTATGTAGCCAGATACAGTTACTCCACTAATTGCACCACCAGTAATATTGACATTGTTGGCATCTTGCTCTGCCATTGTGCCTAAACCAGCTATTACATGGTCATCATTCCAATCACTAGGGCGTATTAATGACGAGTCATCTCCGTCAGGTATCGTTGAAACCTTACTGTGTGTGACATTAATTGCCATTATTGAACCCCGATAATTTTGCCGTCAGCGCCTCTTACTACTGTTTTTGGTCGGCTATGTTGAGTGTTAATTGTATCAACTAAAGCACTAATTGCATTTGCCATTTGTGCGTTTCCTTGACCAATAGCATCAGCAATAGGTTGCATTGGGTGAGCCATAGCTTGCGCCATATCTTCCTCATGTGCGTATGCTTGTGCGCCATCAGAATCATCAGAGCCAATACGGGCAACTTCAATCTTAGCGCCATTGTTAATGTGAGCTAACATCACTTGAGTGTTGCGCTCAGTCATCATTTTCATTTGAGCTACTTTGACTTCCATTTCCCTGTCCATTTGATTACGCTGTTCTTCCAACTGGAATTTAAGCTGATTCTCTTGGGCTTGATACTCTTGCTTGGCCTTCTCAAGCTGCATTTGGTTTTGCATCTTAACTTGCTCAAGCTGGGCTTGCATTTGTAGCTTTTGCATCTCAGCCTGTTGTTGCATCTGCACCTTCTGAATTTCTACAGGAGGCTGTTTAGGTTGGCCTTCAGCTTGTTTTTGTGCTTCACGCAGTTTATCGGCAGTTTCGTCAATAATTCCCTCTAATTGCTTACCGGCTTTAAACGCAGTAACACCAAACTTCAGCATCTCGCACAACATAGGTGTTAACTCTGGGCTTGCTTGTGCTGCTGGCAATGCCATTTGCATATATTGGCCTACTGCTGCCAAGAAAGCGATGCGGTCAGCTTTTTCTTGTTGCTCATCTTGGTAAATCATTGAGTCAGAAGTGACCTCAATACGGAAGTTTTTAGCAGCTTGGTCACGCAATAACGCAATAGCTTGTGGAATCAACTGTTGGTCTTGTGGGCTTAATTGCATAGCTCCAGAGATTTGCACCAATGTATCGTCTGTAAAGTGATTGCAGATGATTTGGGCTTTAATAGACAGCAAGCTAGTAGCAAAGTCTACTACTGAGTGTTGCATGGTCTTTAAACGACCAGCAGCATTGTTTGACTTGATGATTTGTGCGCCCAATGTTTCATTCGGGTCAGTTTGACCACGCTGAATATCGGCAATACCCATCAATTCATAGATTTGACCTTTAACTTGTTCCATTGCTGAGTAGCATTGTTGCAATGCACTAGCAAATGGGGTGATGTCTACTAGGTCAATAGCGCCTTTCATGCCTTGCTTTTCAGCAAATGCCATCCAGTTGTTTACTGGAATCAAGGTGTTATTTTCGCCTTCAGAGAATAAACGGGCTAATTCGCTAGATGATGCGTCATATACGCCACGCACTTTAAGGGCGTTAATTAAGCCATCAATGCGGTCACACAATACATCTAATTCACGGGCTTGGTCTTGGTAAATAACAAAGTCAGGAATTGGCTCAAGGCTATCGGTAGTAAGTGTGCTGTAAAGGGGTTTAGGGCAAGGCCAAAAGTTTTCAAGCTGAAGTGGGTCATCTCGCTCATCCAAAATCTTTCCGAGGGACTTAGAAATCCACAATACTTTGCCTGTTTCTTTATCCCAGATTTCATAGATTACCGCCTCATATAGACCATCATCAGACTTATAGGATTGTTTTTGGTCATCAGGCTTGGTATCGAGTGGTACTTTACCGCCCAATTCTTCACCGAAACGCTCTACCAATGCAGGGCGTGACATATAAACTCTACGCCATACCGCAGTTACTTCTTCCCAAGTACGGGCAGTAGTGTGTCCAAAGTCTTTCCAATGGACATAATCCACAGGAGCGCACTCATACTCAATACGCTCTGGGTTCTCGTTTTCAACAGCTTCAGGAGTTTCTGCTTCATCGCTATCTTCAGTTACGCTAAATCCATCTTCCGGCTCACCTGGCTCATCAGCAGCAAAATGAGGCTCATAACGCACCCAAGCCACGCCACGACCACCAAGCAAGCGGTCTAGCACAGAGTTATTCATGGCTGATTTGTAGTCACCATAGTGCTCAATCTCATACTCAAGCGCACGCTCAAGCATCATTGAAGCTACACGACCTATTGGGTCATTGTCCCTAAATCTACGGCTAACATCAGGTCTAGGAAGTCTTGCAAAGATAGCTGGCTGAATAGTCTGGACATTGCTCCAGAGTATGTTGAAGCGAGCATTAGGATTTCTGTCGTATCTTGAATCATCTTTATATTTCTTTACGATGCGGTCTACACGGGCTTCCCAACGCTTATAGGTACGCTCGTACCCCATAATCGTCTTGTACCAATCTTCATAACTGTGATTTACAGTTGCCTTATCATTCGCCATCAAATTCTCCCTGCTGTCCTGACTTTTGTGTCTTTCCACATATCATTAAGCGATACATCGGTTTGTCCTACATACAGCCCTTTAATGGAGTCATCCTTATGGGGCAACTTAGCTTCTTCTTTCCAGGCAATACTTAACATCCTAAATGCGTCAGCACCATGAGATGTCCAGTCATGTCGGGGTTTATCCCTAAATACTTTCTTATCCTCATCGTATTCACGCTGGTATTGCCGTAAACATTCAATGCCATCTTCGCACTTGTGGTCAAACCAAGCCCTAGTAAGCGCTAACCTAGTTGCTTGAATTCCATCTTGAAGTGACAAACTTGGCACAATTTTTAAACATTTTAACGGAATTTTGTCAGAAAGTTGCTCAATTATGGACTTATTGCTAGCTAATGTTTTTGCACGGGCATCGTGAGGTAAGTAATGTGTGCCATACAAATAGCTTCTTTCTTTTTCTCTTGACTGAATAATGCCGGCATAGAAAGCGATTGGTTGACCATTAGATGAGTGGTAATCAAGCAGTCTAATCTCGCCATGCACCACTTGAAACCACCAAATAGCGGTATCGTCTGAGTAGCCCAAGTCCCATGCTGTATGCACAGGAAACATGGGGTCGTACTCTACATTAGTGACTCTGCCTTGGTCAGTAAGCTGACGCATTTCTTTACCGTAGTAAGCGCCAAGAATGGCTGATTCAAAGTCGCACTCAAACTCTTGTAAGTATTGGTCTTGAGTCATTGACTTAGCAGCATCTTCTAATTCTTCTTTGGCAAGTAGCCCTGTTTGGCTTGCTCTTAGGGTTTTGGCATACCAGTTGTCATTCTTAATGGCGTTGCTATAGATGTCCCAGAAGGCGTTATGACCTTTGGGTGTTCCAATGAAAACTGCCCATCCAAGCCTGTCTGCCAACAAAGGCCGAATAATCTCGCCCCAAATACGAGGGCGCATATCTGCATACTCATCTAAAACTATACCGTCAAGATACAGACCACGCAGACTATCAGCATTATCAGCACCGAATAATCGTATTCTCGCCCCATTTATTAACTCTACCCATAGTTCAGATTGATTGGCTTTTGCCATTACTGGCTTACTAAATCTTAGTAGATAGTCCCAGGCGATATTCTTAGCTTGGCTGTAATATGGTGCAACATACGCATATCTGCCATCTTCTTTGCCCTCAATGAGTGCTTTGTATATCAACTCATTAATACAGCTAACAGTCTTTCCACAGCGTCTATGCGCTACGATAACTGCCCAGCGTTGGCTTCTTTCATGGAAATCTAGGAATACATCACGAGGTTGGTAGTCTAACTCTACCTCTTGGATTATTTCTTCCAAGACACCACCATGCGTACAGGAGTCTTTTCATCACCTACTACCTCAGTCCTTGCTAATTTAGGTACAGAGTATTCAACAAGGTTTTGCACTATGTCGCAGGCTTTGGCAGGATTAGGTTGCACAATCCACTTTCCAGTAAGGTCGTCAAATATGCCTTCTGCGGTGCTTTCAATCCATGTTTGTAAATAAGGTATGTTGGCATCAAGTAAGGCTTTAATAGCCTCACGAGCCTCTTGAGTGGCTTTATTAGGCACTCCTGGCTTACGACCACCAGTCTTTTTTCTAGTTTCTTCTACTTTATTGTCCATACATTCTCAAGTAATTGATTTGTAAGGGTTTTATTCTACACCAATTTCTATGCTATGTCGGGGTCGTGCAGCTTATTCATAGCTGACAGTAATGCAGCCTTACGCTTCATACGCTTGTTATTTAATGGGTTAAGCAAGTCACCTTTACCGCCTACTGCTAATTCTTGTGGCTTTGGCTTATTGCGAGCAACTTCTTGTTTTTCAAGGGTTGACTCTTTATGTGGGCGCAACATAGCATCTTCTTTTTTGTAGGCTCGGCTCATGTGTTTCATTCTGCTTCACGCTTTCCAAGGAATTTACCGTATGCTTCTTCAAGGGTAGCTTTACGCTTACCTTTAGCATTATCACGCTCAACATTAAGGGCGATTGCCACCGCTTGTTTCTTTGGGCGACCAGCTTTCATCTCTGCTTTGATGTTCTTACCTACGCTTTGGGCGCTTCCTGATTTATCGAGTGGCATGATATGTCCTTATTTCAAAAAGCGTAGTTTGTAGAGGGTAGAGTCAATAAGCTGGGCTATTTCATCAATAATATTCTGAATTTGTGTTTCTTGCGGCAAATCTTTACGGGCATCATCTACAAAATTTTTCAATGATTCCATATACTTAACAGCTTCTTTAGGCTGGTGATAGACGCTTGGGAATGTTTTAATCTGCTCATAGCAACCCATGTAAGATTCTACTAGGTCATCTACCAATTCCACGATTTCCTCGTAATACTCTCCCAAAGCCATGTGCTTAGAAAAAGAATCAGTATTCCAATGGAAAAAATGGGTATTAGTAGCGCTATGCAGCATCGTAGCAGCAAACATTGCCATGTTGTCATTCATATATCACTCCAGTTTGTACGATTTTAACAAATCTATAGCTTCTTGCTCGTTATTTACCCTAAATAAATCGCCACCTTTCCAACCAGCTATAAACTTTAATTGGTCGGGTGTAAAGTGTTTATCGACACCATCTTTAACTTCTATTAAAATAGTGTGTCCTTCATAAGCCACAAGTAAGTCTGGTATTCCCTTGCCAACCATGTGCAATAGGTATACATCAGCACCATTATCTCGTAGCGCTTTTACAACACTTGCTTGATTTTTATCAACTTTTTTTGCGAATGACATATTTTAGGTTAGTATTTAGTAACTTATTGATTATAGGGGAATTTAATGGCTGGTTATCATTTAACTGATGAAGAATGGATAGCTTCTTGGAATAAAATAGGAAGCCCAGCAGAATTTGGCAGAGTGCATGGAATAGCGGTAAGAAATGTAATGGCTAGGCGTAGGTCAATAGAAAGTCGTTTAAAAATAGAATTACCTACTTTTGCTAGCCTAAACCCAGCTTACGCTAAAAAGATTGAGCAAACACCTGGTCATGTCCGTAGAGGCATGGACATAGAAAAAGGCCGTGTCATTGTATTTAGCGATGCACACTTTTGGCCTGACGATACCACTACAGCGTTTAAAGCTCTGTTAGAGATGATTAAAGAGTTTAAGCCTACAGCCATAGTATGCAATGGCGATGCGCTTGATGGGGCTAATTTAAGCCGTTTCCCACGCCAAGACTGGAATAAAGTCCCAACAGTTAAAGAAGAATTAGACGCTTGCCAGTATTTCTTGGGCGAGATTGAAGCTGTAGCTAAGGGCGCTAAATTGTTTTGGCCTATGGGTAACCATGACCAACGCTTAGAAATGACTATTATTGCCAACCTTCCATCATTTGAAGGTGTGCGTGGCACTTCTTTGCGTGATTACTTTCCTATGTGGCAACCTTGCTGGTCTTTTTGGATAAATGAAGATACTTGCATTAAACACCGTTGGAAAGGTGGCTGGACTGGCGGTAGAAATAACGCAGTTAATTCTGGCGTTAACATGATTACAGGTCATACCCATGTGCTTTCAGCTATTCCGTTTAATGACTATAACGGCACACGCTGGGGAGTCCAAACCGGCACACTAGCCGACCCTAATGGTCAACAGTTTAGCTATACAGAAGATACTCCTAAAGATTGGAATAGTGGCTTTGTGATGCTTTCTTTTGAAAGAAGCAAGTTATTGCAGCCTGAAATGATTAGGGTTTGGGGTGAGGATGAAGTGGAGTTTAGGGGTAAGATACATAAAGTATGAAGCTAACTCCGTCTATTCTTCGTAACTTGTATTCAGCAATTTATTGCATGAAGCCGTTTGATAGATGGGCTATGCCGTTGCCAGAGCAGATTTGTTTTATTGTAGATAGCGACCCACAGTTAATGGGTAGTTATTTATACGATGACGGGGAAAAGTATGAGCATACGATTACTATTTCTTCTGCTCGTTGTGGTCATTTGGACACGGTAATTCGTGTTTTGTGCCACGAATGTATACACATGAGCCGTCATAAGACGAGCAAGTGGACTCACCACGATAAGGAGTTTCGTAGTAGAGCGCACCGTATCTCGTCTGAATTGGGGTTTGACCCGTTAGAGCTTTAGTGTTATCCATACCGCTATTATAGGTAATAACAATGTTATAACACCAAAATATAGTAGTAGGTCATTCATTTAAGTTTGTCCGACACTAATCTTGCGTAACCTTCAATGTCATGCCATGAATCACGGTATTTAGGGTCACCGTTAACAATTCTTGCCAATTTGTTAGCAATCATGTCTAAAGACTCTAATTGATAGGCCTTTAAATATATATACTGCTCACCTTCTTTAAGAATGTCTTTTATTATTTGGCTAATTAAAGCAACTTTTTCATAATCGCCATAAGTTTTTTCTCTTTCAGCAAGAGTTGTTTCAATCTTTTTCACTAATTTCCCTTTCCAAGTCTTTTATCAACGCACTCCAAGAGCCTCTCCTGGGTAATGTGCCATTTATTTTCAAAACCCTTTGCACCCAATCCGTGAAGGCCGGTATTTCCACGATGGTGTTCTGGGCATAGCGGCAAGATAGGGGATGTAGACCGTTTAGTTCCATATCTCCGCACATGATGGAGTTCTGCCGGAGTGCCTTCAAACCCAAGGATTTCGGAGCATAAAATACATCCGAGTTCTGCAATCTGATTAAGGCGCTTCTTTTCATCTTTTGTAGCCATCAGCTAGTGCGTACCAATCTCTGTAAAATTGTTTAAATTCACCAAAACTTGTGCCTGACTTTAAAAACTCACCATCTTTGGTAATTTGCCAATAGCCTTCAATAACTGTTTCTTCATCGGTATTGCCAACAATGATAGTAACAATAAATCCTTCTTTTTTTGCTAAAGATTTAAGCATTATCTTTTGGCCTTCACTTAGTTTTTCACCAGGCTTTTTCCATTCCATTACCAAGAATTGCCCATTGCGCTCTGCTATACCGTCAAGGTCGCATGGGACAAAGCCAGGGTTAGTGGCTATCAATCCTTTAAAGTCTGCATAGTCTTGGTGCTTTGCAAACATATTACGCATTAGTTTCGCAGCCATTGGTCTTTCAATGCCCTAACGCTGGCAATCTCTAATTTAATGGTTTCATCAGCTAATTCATGGGCAATCTTGGTTGCTAAATCAAAATTACATTTAAGCGTAGCGTTGTGGTATTGCTTCATTAATCTTTGAATACAAAGGTAATTTTCAGAGTAGTCGGTCATCTAGTCATTCTTTCTATGTTTCGGTTTGTTGCTGATTCTGTACGCCAGGCTTCAAAGCGCATCTTGGCTGCTTCTAATTGCCAACGCAACGCTTCTACTTCTTCTGTTGCAAGCCCAATAGCTTCGCATAACTCTTGATAAGCCTGCGACTTATACGCATCCATTTCTTTTGCGTTAATAGCCGTTGCTTCTGATTTTGCCATTTCAATAGCTTTAAGGCTGTGTCTAAACGCCTCGAATTGAGCGAGGTTACCTTTTGCCTTTGCATACGCTGGCGCTGTTTTGAAAATGAAATCAATAGCGTCATTAGGGTCATAGTCTTTCATTTAATCATCTCACAAATTGCAGTCATAAACTCAATAAGACCATCGGGGCTGTATTCCCTTTCGTATTGAGTGCATCTGCGCCCAGGTTGACCTGTAATCCCACATATAGTTTTCCAAGGCGTGCCTTCACGCACAGGAATAGCTGGCACTTGGTCTGGTGTAATTCCAACAATGTAAAGGTGAGTCCATTTTCTAGCTACATGACCAAAATGGTATTGGTCAATAAGAATAGTAAAACCACCGTGTTCATCAGGCGCATCGCCTGGCATTGGCAATGGCGCTTCTTTCCACAGCCGACTGCCTTTTGGGTGTTCTAAAACGCCACCATTTTTACGCACTTTATCTAAAGCAAACCAAGCTAAATCTTTTTCATCTGGCCTTGGATTAGCCATGTGGCTTAATCTGCCCCAAGCCCTGCATGGTGGATGCGCAATAACTGGATATGTTTCATTAAAGTTACGAGCATCACGGTCAATGTCGTAAACATCATATCCTGACAGTTGTTTATAACGGCTGTCTTGCCGTGCAAATAATACGCCAATCATTTGAGATTCATCCACAAACCAACTTGGGCGGCAGCGTAGCCAATCCAAATTAAACCGTTTGACAATGACCCTTTAAAGTATTGTGCAAGGCCTACTACTAAATACCCAAGCCCTGTTGCTGCGACAATGTATTTTTCCAACATCCCCATTCCCCTTTATTACCTAGCTTCCATTGGTCATAGAAGTCGTTTAACAATGCTTGACTAAAGTTTTTTTCGCTGATGTATATACGAAACCAAGTCAAACCTTTTTTATGCCGTAAATGGCACAAATACCTTACACCGCACTCATGCCTAGCTTTTTCATACATTTAGCTTTAAGGCTTGCATAAGTGTCATAGCCATTTCCCATAATACCCAACTCTCTTGCTTTAGCGTCAATGCCTTCATTGCTAAACATCCATTCTTTAGATTCTTTTTGTTTCTTGGGTTCAATTACTAATTCATCTTCCCATCTTTCCTGATTTAACCAGGTGGCTGGATGGGGTATAAATTCTAAATCAGTTTCTTTAGCTTGCCAGTACGCATTGTGGTCATCAATAGCTTTGCAAGCGTCTAATTGTTGTTGCTCAGTCAATTTAGCAAAAGCCTTTCGTGCAACAGCTTTAGCTATTTTGCGTGGATATGCCGACCAGAATTCATCAAACATTACTCCCCCACTAATTTAAGTAAATTGTTAATATTTTTATTGCTATAGGTTTTTGGTGATTTTTGGTATCTTTTTGGCGAATTTTTTTGTCTAAGTTTATTGCACTCAACATGATTAAATTGCCTACCTCTGTTTTTTCCACAAACATCACAAATAAAATTTGTTTGCCAAGTCATTGCATTACCCGTGGTGTCATTGGTGATGGTGGGCTAGCTGGTACTGTATAACCTGTACCACCAATTACCGCAGTTGTTACACCGCTAGGAGTTTGTATAACAATTTGATTTGGATATAGCGTAGCTACTTGTGTAGTAACGCCAGAAGCGTTTACAAATTGCGCTTTATTGCCGTTGATTTGTACTGTGCCAATGTTATAGCCTTGGGCATTAGTCATTGGTATGGTCTGTGCTTTAGCTGGTACACCGTAAGCAAACATACCGCCTAATACTGCACCTAACAAACATGCGCCTAAAAAGTCTTTCATTTAATTCCCCTTAAATGTTTACTCGTTATTGAGTGATTACAGTTTCTTATTATTTTTTGTAGTTGTCACTAAGTATTTTCCCTAATGTTGTATTTTTGATACTTATAGGTATGTTAAAGACTTCTTTATTAGTACTTATAGGTATTAATAAGGTCTTTAATAGTAATTCCAAGAGGTTTGAGCACACCTAGCCTACCTAAGTGTGCCTTCAAATGCTTCCATTGAGGAATCGCATCACCCGACAGTCTTGCATGGTATAGGCACTATCTTCGCCACCTATATTGCGCTGTTTCAACCATTACCCCCAGTAGCGCTGTTAATCCTATCCCCTGGTATGTCGTTAGAGCCTCGAGATAGGAAAGTGAGTTTACAACAAATTATTAGTCACCGCAAAAACAAGGTATACCTTCCTCATCTGTAGGAAACATATCGTCATGGGATAATGCAAACTTCTTTAATTCTGCATAACTTGGGCGGTCTTTACGAAACTTTGCCCCGTCACCATAAGTTTTATTGCTTGAATTGGCATGAGATTCCATCTTAATCCACCAATCAGCCCTTTCAGGCTTTTCTCTAATTAGGCTAATAATTTGATGTGTAGGCTTTAAAAAGCATAAATCGCAGTTTCCGTGCATGGTTACGCCATTCATATTTGGCAGACCCAAATCAAAAGACTGCTCTTTCCAGAATTTACCTACAGTTTCTTTGGTAACACCAGCCGTTACCAATGGAGTGCGCTCCCTGTCCATTTTTGCAGCCCTACGCATTTCATCGGCACGAATACCAACCCAATCCATGTTCTCGTTATGTTTCCACCCTAAAGCCTTTAAATAAGCGTGTATGGTGCGAATTTTAAGTTTGGCGGTGCATATCCTAGCTACTGGGTTTGGAAGGTATAATGAGCCGTTTTGGTCTATTAAATCAAAAAATGGTTCGCCATTACGACTTGCAGTTTCAAAGTTAACTTTTTTCCAACGGTCTGCTGGTTTTTCAGCGTGTTGGTATTCAACCCAATGAATGTCAACGCCCCAGTTTTTACCGCAATCCCTTACAAATTCAAGCGTAGCTTCTTCTTCTTTACCTGTATTTGCAAAAGTAACAATAGCTTCTTCTGGAAGCCCATTATTTGATTGCAATATCCTCCAAAGCATATAAGCTGAAGTGCGACCACCGCTAAAGCTAATTACTGTTGGCTCTAATATTTCAAATGGGTCACTCATCGTCTTGCGCTCCAAATGCGTTGTTTTTAAGTAACTCAGGCCAAATTAACCAAAAGTTGTTTGGAAATAAGTCTTGACGAGTGACTAAGCCATGACTTTCTTTTTCAATTCTGGCTCCAAGAAACAATAATTGCTCCCTTGGTATGCCGTTTTTACGCCATTGGGACACGGCTGCTGGCTCTACATCGCACATCTTTGCGACTTTAACTGTGCCACCCAATAGTTGAAGTAATGCGTGTTCGGTTAGTTTTATATTCATAGTGAAGTAATCTTACCACGACAAAGTGTGTAAATACAACGCTTAAAAATATATTTGCAAAACTGTTTTAAGTTATGTTAAAGTCTTACTTATAGCAATTTTGCTATTTATCTAAGGGGAATTTAGATGGGTGAATTAAATCAATTAATGCTTGAGCATGAAGAATTTTTAGAGTCAGCGCTTGACGACATGGAATACGGTGGCGAGCTTACACAAGCGCAAGTTGACTGCATACGCCAAGCCTGTGGCAAACCACGCAACAGTCAAGTTAATCCTGTATTGCGTGACATCATTAACGACTTTGGTGTAATTTTTGGGGGTGCAAAATGATTAATCAATCAGAAAGCATTGCTAACCTAACATTGGCTTTGTCAATCGTGCAAGGCAAAATGTCCCATGCCGTTAAAGACTCTGCCAATCCATTTTTTAAGTCTAAATACGCTGACCTTGAGTCTGTATGGGATGCTTGCCGTAGCTTGTTAGCTGAAAATGGCCTAGCAGTTATGCAGTTTCCAGGGCTTTATACAGACCATGACAAATCTATGTCATTGACTACAGTAATTAGCCACAAGTCTGGCGAATACCTTAGTCAAGAGATGTCTGTACCGGTTACTAAAGCAGACGCACAAGGCGCTGGGTCAGCTTTAACTTATATGCGTAGATACGCATTAGCAGCAGTAGTAGGAGTAGTGCAAGCGGATGACGATGGCAATGCTGCCAGCAATCCACAATCTAAACCAGCAGTAGTTAAACCTAAAGAAATTTAAGGGGAATATGACATGGCTTATACACCAAAAGAAGGTAGCGGCTCGCTATTTAAAAATGACCGCAAAACAACGGAAACTCATCCTGACTATACGGGTTCAATTATGGTTAATGGAAAAGAGCATTGGCTGTCAGCTTGGGTTAAAGAAGGTCAAAAAGGCAAGTTTTTCAGCGTTTCGATAGGCAAAGAAAAACAACCTAAAGGCTTTACCGCAGCAGGAAGCGATGAATTACCACGCAATACTATTGATGACGATGTCCCATTTTAAGGGTTAATATGAAAACTGTTATTAATGATGCTATTCAGCAAAACATAGAGTCCATTCATACTGAGGAATTTCATGTGGATGAGGAAAGACAGTTAATTTCAATGACCCTTGAGGGGTTGGTTAGTGTCATTAATACAGTAGTCAAAGTAGCGGCAGAAAAAGTAACAAATGAGGCTGAAAAGGCCGAAATTCTAAAAATGTGTAATTAATGCTACAAATAAGGGGAAATTTATGTCAGAGCATTGGTATTGCGCCCAAACAGGAGCGCCACGCTATACAACCATTGGTAAAAACGGCAAAGAAAGAAGCACTACGCTTCGAGATGCCAAGTCAGCACCAGGCACACTTGTGCCAAGCGTATCAACAATTAACGGACAGCTATCAAAAGCAGGCCTTGATACATGGAAACAAACAGAAGTATTGCACGCCACGCTTGCTAATCCTCGCCTAGATGGTGAAGATGAGAAAGAATACATCAGTCGTATTCTTGACCTAGCCAAGCGTAAAAGCCGTGAAGCAGCAGACCGAGGCACACTTATCCATGATTGGATTGAAAGCTTCTATAACAATGAATTTGTGCCGGATATGCCAGCGTATGTTCGAGCAGTCGATGAGGCCGTAACAGCTCATTTTGGCGCTCAGTTATGGATTCCAGAGCAGTCATTAGTTAACGCACAAGAAGGATATGGCGGTAAGTGCGATTTGTATTGCAAAGCACGCCATGACTTTAGTGGGGTCGTAATTGACTTCAAGACTACGGAAAAATCCCCTGGTGAATTAACACCCTATACTGAGCATACCATGCAATTAGCTGCTTATCGTGAGGTTTTAGCCCCTACAGCACGCTGTGCAAATGTGTATATTAATGGCACTACAGGTGAGGTAGCAATCTATGAGCATGATGAGCAAGACTTGCGTGACGGCTATCAAATGTTTTTACATCTTTTAGGCTTATACAAACTTAAAAATAAGCTAAACTAACAACGGGGGCGAGGTGGTTTCCCCTTCTGCCTACCATGTGTGTCCGTGCGCACCGCCCCCACCTAACAATGACCGAAAGTGTAAAGAAACGAGTAGGTCACCTTTTTGTTGTTTATACACAACTAAGGGTTTGTCATAATAGACACTCATTGCAATTACCAAGAAACTACAGTTTTTAAGGGGAAATAAATGACAAAACACAAAAAAGCACCGTATATGGGTTGGTTATATGTTGGTGATACATCTGTTGATGTACACGGCTATGGCGATGACGATATATGCGAAATCTACATCACCGATACAGACATTAATGTATTGGAAATGATTATTAGCCTTGGTGGATGGGATAAGTTTTTAGACGATGCCCGTGAAGCCTGTTACGAATATAGAGCGAGGGTAGCTTAATGGATATATACGGAAGAAGGGTGTTTGAGGGGGAAGCCCCTTGCGACAAATGCAAGCAAGCGCCAGACTGTAAAGAATACGAAAAAGCTTGTAGGGCGTTTAGTTACTATGTGCTGCATGGCACATTCCATGAGCATACGCCACGACACCCTACACATGGTTTATTTAACAAAATTTTTAAAGAAGACGACAAAGCGCTTAAAAATTACCTTAAATCCATTAAAACAAGAGAGGAAATGGGCATAAATGAGCTTTTTAAAGAATGACATGTTTAAGTTAATGAGCCAAATTGACACTGTAATTAAAGTCAGTGGCACAACTTTACAAGCAAAAAGACGCATTGTTGCTGAATACAATCCATTGTTTTATGTGTTTGGTTATGAATTGCAGCAAAAACCTTGGTTAAGTTATGGCGGAAAATATGAATGAACCAGTAGCGTGGTTTAAAAAGTTAAGACTTTGGTGTGAATGTGCTAAAGAAGATAAAGATGCTATTCCACTCTACACTCATCCAGCAAAGACACTAACAGATGAGGAAATATTAGAAATTGCTGGTGAAAATCATGGTGAATATGGTAGCCAGCTTGTTGATTTTGCTAGAGCAATACTAAGAAAGGCACAAGAGAAATGAACAATGAACCAGTAGCGTGGACTAAAAAAGATACTTTGATTTTTCTAGGTAATTACGAATTTGGTTCTATTACCATTCAAGTTCAAAAGAAAAAAAACAATGAATTTGATATTCCACTCTACACCCATCCAGCAAAGACACTAACAGAGCCATCGGTAAAAGAAATTATAGATTTATGGCTTTATGTTGTTAATAACAGACCAGCAAATGACAAAAGACCTGTTGAGTGGCATTTTGCTAGAGCAATACTAAGAAAGGCACAAGAAAAATGATTAGGGTTATTCCAAGATTTAAAAACGATGAATTTCTGCGAATTCGTTATGTGCCACACCAAGAAGCACCAATCGTTGAATACAGGGAAATTGATAAAGAAAAGGTAGGCACTTGGCTGTTTGGATTATTGCCTGTTTATAGGTATTTTTATAGCGAATGGAAGGCACAAGAGAAATGAAATATGAATGGAATGAAAGAAGGCATAGTGCTTATTACAACGAGCAACAAACAGGAAAAATTATTGGAACAGTTACTAGAATTTCAATAAGCGATAACACTTGGATTTCTAGGGTTAATGGCGATTATTTGGGCGAATATTTGTCTGAATTGCAAGCCAAAAAAGCAACGGAAAAGAAAATTAAAGAAATTGATGCCGAAACTTTAGAATTAAGAAAAACGCACCCTAAATTTGGCATAAGAAAGGCACAAGAGAAATGACAAATAACGACAGAGATTTACTCAAGCAAATGATTAAAGCAGGCCACTTTAGCTATGACATTTACGAGTTGCTAGTTGAGCATAACAAAATGCGTACTAAAGAGCTGATTGAGCAAATGGGTGACAAATGGTGTTGCCACCCTAGCAATGCTGCAAAGCGTTTAGAGAAACCTTTAGACTTGCTTAATACGCACAGGTCAGCCGTTTTTAGCCATATTTAACGCTTCTAATTCTTCTCTGTCTACTCGTGCAAGCCATCCCTTGCCAAAGACAGGGAAGGTCTTTAATGACTCGTAATAGTGCCGTCTAGTTTCAGAGAATTTTGCGATAATATCTGCGCTATTACTGTTGGAAATAAGCTCTCTTGTTTTTGGTCCGATAACTCCATCAGGTACACAGCCAATAGCTTGCTGAAGCAGTTTAATGCTTCTTCCTGGCCCTGCGTTAACTCCCATTGAAAAGACAGCAAAATCGAGTCCTCTAGGTAATACTTCACAGTAGCAAGGCCTCCAGTATTTTAATTCGTACAAGGGTGCTACATCTTCTTTAGTTAGCTTTTTAAGGCTTTCTACAGGGTGGCCTACATATTCTTCCCAAACACGTTTGGTAACGCCTAAATTGGTTTCACCGCCTGGGTCGCTAGGATGGTTTACCCAACCACCTTCAGATTTTAACAATAAATCTAAACATTCTTTAAAGCTATCACTCATCGTCTTGTCCTAGTTTAATACCTGTAATTAAGCCAATAAATCCACCAATAATTGTCTGAAAAGCTGGGGTAATTGCTTCAAATATTTTGTCGTTACTGACATCAGCGTCAAACATGCCAGCCATCATTGTGCCGACCATGCCAATAACCACTACGCAAAGTGTAATAGTTACAGAAAAAGTAACATAAGTGCTTAATTTATTCTTTTCCATTTTTAGCCCTCATATCAATGATTTTTTCTAGAGTGCGACCACCAAAGTAAAACGACATAATCAACATGCCCCATTGACCCAACAATTCAACATAAGATTTGTTTGTTTCAATGTTAAAAGCTGACAGCATAGCAAATGTAAAGTAGCCTGCTAGGATAGCTATAAGCGTCATAGGGCGTATATTTTTACTTAACCAAGAGTCACTAGCCATATCAGCTTGCAAGCGCTTGGTGAGCTCCTGTGCTTCTTGCACATCGGCTTGTATATCGGCAAGTTTGCCGTCTTGCGCTAATTTAGCAAGGTCAAGCTGGGCTTTAGCTTTAGCTTCTGGGTCGGGAATTAGCTTGTCAACTAGCTTCATTCCTACACTAACAATGTCGTCTATACCAAACATAACTACTCCTTAATTCCCCAGGTTAAATACCAAGCTATCCATGCTGCTGCTAAAAAACACCAAAACTGCACATAACGCACTTTTTTTAAATCTTCGTCAAACTGTTGCTTTTCTAGCTTTTCCAGTCTTTCTAGCTCATTCTTAATCTTCAACACTTCTTCCCAGTCTTTAGCGCCATACTTTCTAATAAACTCAGTTTTTAGCTTAAATTCTTCTTCGCTGATTAATTTTCTGTTTTTGTATTCTGCAAGGGCTTTGTGTATAGCAAGCTGTTTTTTGACTTCAGCTTCACGCTTTAATCTGAGTCTTTCTTGGGCTTTTTGTTGGGCGACATCCAGGCCATCTCGCTGTATACCTTCAATAGAGTTAGACAACTCTTTAGATGCCCCTCTGCTTGCGTTAATGCTGTCTGCAAGGGCTTTAGCGCTTTCAGGTAATCCGTAGGCCACATCATTTGCCCATGAAGTAGTGCGTTACAAATCCCACGAATGTTGAGAAAGCTGACACGATTGCCATGCCAGCCCAGAAGCCACCCCGACCTTTGTTAGCCAAAGCAAGCAATTCTTCCATGCCTTCTTCTAGCTTATCTACTTTAATTTGTAAGTTTTCAACTTGGTTAACCAATCCACCAAATTTAAACATGTCGAAATTGTCAAGGTCTGCCATACGCTACTCACTTAGTTTTAGGTTTGCGAGTAGTCGCTTTAGGTATTTTAGCAGTCTTTTTGGCTACTTTCTTGATTGGCTTTTCAAAATCAGGCGCTACATAATCTTGTTGTGTAGCAGGAAAAGGCCAATTAGTGTCAACTGTCACTTTTGGCATATAACCTAGTTTGTCAAATACCCAAGAGATTAGCAACATTATGCAACCTCAGTTGGTGTTTCAACTACAGAGTCAACTACGGGCGTTTCTTCAACTACTGGCTCAACCACTTCCTCAGTTACTTCTTCAGCCGCTTGTGCCGCTTCAGCCACCAATGTCGATGGTGATTTAGGCCAAATAATTGCACCCATTACACCTGCTACTGCGTCAACATCAAAGGCTTGTGTAATTAAAGTGCGAGCATTGTCAGCACAGGCTCTAATGCTTGCTCTCCAGCTATTCCAGTCAGGATTAACAGGGGTAGAAGTTTCAGTAGCTTTTACTACCATCCAATCGCTAGGCTGTAACAATGAGTATGCTGTAGTATTTACTAAACTAAGTGCGTTAGTTTTTACGCCAGTTAAGTCTTTTGGTGTGTTGGTATAAGTAAGGTCAGGGCCAACTAATGTCTGACTAACCCAATAGTAAGTGTCGTTTGCTGGTTGATTAGTAGCAATAACTTCTTCTAAGCCAATGTCAGCTTTTTCTTCAGGTGTGGACAGATTTAACCAGTTAGCTGGGTACTGTACACCATTGATTTCAAAAGCTGTACCTTCGTTAATGTATTGTTGGTTTTGTGTGCAATAAAACATAATTACCTCGCTAAAGCGTTTTTAAAGGGGTTTTCGGCAAATGCCATGTAAATAACTGTACCGCCACTAGCATTGTCATCGGTATCAGAGCTTCTGCATTTAAAGCCATTGCTTAACAAATCAATTTGATTGTTTTGAGTGTCAGTATTTGTTCCGTTTGCGTATAAATTTAAATCAGTCAAATTATATGGGTTTCTTGAAGAATCAAATATATGCCAAGAACCAGTAGAATCTGTACGCTTAAACATCACAAATTTAGGCTTAAACCCTGTATATACAAATGGGCCATCAGTAGAACCATTACCTGTATAGCTACCCATAGCAGAATAACCAGCAATAGGTGACCAGCAATAGGCTACATAAGTTCCACCACTTGCATTTGTTCCAGACCCAGACCCAAGAGAAAATACTGAACTTGTTGGAGCAGTATCATTCCAAAATAAAGTTGAAGCTGTTGTTGCGTTTGTTAAATTAAGATAAATTCCATCAGTTGCCCCTAAAGACTTGTGATAAGAGGGCCAATTTGATGTTGAATCTCTGCGTTTTACAATTACCATACTAGGAGCAACGCCCAACCCATGCCCTACAGTAGCGTTTGCGGCTGTACCTGTATAAGTAACTACACTAAACCCAGCAGAAGCATTAACTTGAACTGAAGAAGTAATAGAACCAGCAGTATTTGATACAGCAGAACCTAAAGCCCATTGATAACCCACAAATGTTCTTGTGCTTTGGTTAATATTATCGCCAGCACCAACTGTATAGCTACCATTACTAAATGTCATAGCATATTGAGTTGCCGTTGTTTCTTCAGCGTTAGTAGTATTGCTTTGCAAGAATGAGTAATTATTTGTCATTCCTGTTGAGCGAGTGTCCCAGTTAACTGCGTTACTTCTTGTTTTAGTCCAAATTAACGCACCATTCGCTAATTGTGCGTTTGTTGTAATTGTTTGAGTAGCACCAGTACCAGTATATAAACTTACATCAAAATTAGGGCTACCTTTAACAATAGTGCTAGTAGGTAAGTTATAAGTATTGAGTGCGTTAAAACCAGTAGGCGGAGTGTAGGTAAATGGTTGCTGACCAAAGTTAGTATTGCAACCAGTTGCATTGCCTGAATCAAATTGATAAATAGGATTTAATGGAGCAGTTGCAGTTGTTGATACCGCACCTGTGCCTGAAGCTGGTACAGCACTATTTAACCAAGTGCCGTTTTTACCAACATAAATCTTTGCGTTATCAGCGTCATAAGCAAGCATTACTACATCATTTGCGGCAAAGGTTGTTAGCGATGAGCTTGCTGAACCGCTATTATAAAATATGCCATTGAATGAATAAATAACATAAGAGCCAGCACCTCTAATTCCAGAGCCAGCAGAAGCTGACGCACCAACGCTTGATGTAGCAAATCCAATGTTATGTTCATTTGTACCGCCAAGAATGGTGCATTCGTAATACCATTTGCCACCAGTTAATGACATTGTTCCAGTTGTGTCACCAGCAGTACCTGACATAGACAGATTGCCGTTTGACAATGTGCCTCGCCATTTTGTAAGTGGATTCCATGTGCAAAAGTTACCTGTTGTTGCACTTGTCAATGTAGGTACATCAGTCATTGAATCGTAAGTGCTACCAGCAGTTAAGCTAATATTGTTGCAAAACCAGTTATTGCCAGCAAAAGTGTAGCTTTGACTTACATTAGAGCTTGTAGCGTTTTGCGATAAAGTTACTGTTAATACTGAAGCAGCAGTTACATAAGTTCCGGTTGGTATGCCAGGTCCAGTTACAGTATTGCCTACAGAAATGCCAGTTAAAGACACTACTGTCATTGAATTAGAGCCACTTGTGGTTGTGCCTACAATAGCTGTGCCAGAGTTGCCTGAAAAATCTTTACCTAGTCCTACTGGAGTAGTTGCAGAATTGTCTGTAAATGGTAAATAAAAGCCATTAGTGCCATAAGTGCCTGTGTATTTAGCTGGTTGCCATACACCTGTTAATGCGTTTGTAGAGCCAAATGAAGATGGAGTTAATTGCTGACCATCAACAAAGTTGATTTCAGTCATGTAGCCATCGTAATAATCTGAAGCCGCATAACCTCTGCTACCAAAAGCATGGGCATTAGTAGCGTTTACTACCAAATTAGTATTTTGTGCTGGGTATGTTGCTGTTGAAAATGCAGTAACTTGCACTCCATTTACATACAAAATTGCACGATTTGATGCGGTTGCTTGGGTTGTATCTATTGCCAAAACCATGTGATACCAAGCTGATGGGTCACGATAAACTGGGGTTGTATTTAAAATAAGGACATTTGAGCCACTATTTGTAGCAACGACCGCTAAATTTTCTGTAGTATTTCCAAATCCAAATAAAAACCTGTTACTACCTGAAGAACCAGCACCAAATATATAGTTATCTAATGTTGCATCATAAATTGTGCCACGCTTAACCCATGTGCTTAAAGTCCATTTTTGTTGATTACTAGCACTAGCAGGAGTGCGGCTTAAAGTTGCAGAAGCACTACCTCTAAACCTTAAAGATTTAGTTAAGTTATAGCCTGACGGCCCATTAGCTGTAAATACGACAGGTAAAGTCATTAAGAAACCCCTAGTGAGCGACCTTGTTCATACATATTCGTGCCATCACTTCTAAACACAAAGTAATCCTTTGCGCCTGCTGCTGTAGATAGCGTTGGTGCTGTACCGCCAGTCCACTTAAACACAGAATCCCATGTCAAAGTATTACTGCCAGCATTTTGAATTATAGCAAGACCATAGTATGCTCCGCTTACTAAATTGGTTGGCGCACCCATTGTACGATTTGAGCTAACAAAGGTAAAAGTAGCTACTTGGGCAGTTTCAGCGTTCCAAGCAATAGTCGTAGCATCAGTTAACGCTACATTGCCAAAATACTGTTGTTTTGTAAAATCTGACACTACATTGTCTTTAACAATATGTGTGTTGTAGGCTTCTACAGTTACGCCAATATCTGAAACAAGGACATAATCTCCGACAATAGTGTTTACTTGGCCTAAACTTGCAGCGTCTGTATCTGCAATACCATCGGCTAACCCAGTAATGCGGTTATTACCCATTTTAAGGTTGCCTGTAGCCGTTGTTTGACCATCAGCAGCTAATGAGTCAGTAAGCGCAGCAGCGATGTTATTAAGGGTTGTATTAGCCCATGCAGAGCTAATTGTTGTACCCGAAACTACTGGATTGCCAGCAGGGAGTGTATATGTACCGCTACCGTTTCTACTCATTTTTATTCTCCGACTGATTTTTGAGCCGCAGGTGCAGCCATGTATGGGGCTAATTCACGAATTGCATCTGCTAATTTCTTTGCTGCTTCTGGGCGTTTGCCAATCAATGTAGTTGCTAACTGTCTTGCGCCAGGCAAATAAGGGGCAGCAGCAGCGCCAGCTAATCCAGCGCCTACAGTAGTCACCGTAGGAAACGCTTGATAAGCACTACTACCACCAGCAGCCCCACCAGCACCTAATAACATATTAACTAATGCACTTCTTCCGGCAGTACCAGAATCAGGTATTTTACTTGGTAATACTTGTACGCCAGCATCGGTAAGGTCTTGCATTAATGCTTTGCCTGTAGCAGTAGCGCCTTTACCAGCAGACTCATCGGCAGCTTTTACAGCATTAGCTAACTGGCTAGGGGTTATCATTTCTTGGGTATTAGCCATTGACCCAGCCCTGCGAATACGAGAGAAATTAGCAAACGCTTTATTAATATTGCCTAATTCTTCAGCATAGTCAGGATTGCTTCTTGCTAATGCTTCTCTTACTTGCCCTAAAGCTGATTTATAGGCTTTACCAACCATTGCTTCTGTGCCACTTGAACCAGCATAATTTGATGCCAATTCACCTAAATCAGACTCAATAGCTTTATAAGAGCCACCGCTAATCAAACCATTTTCAGGCATGTGCTTTTGGATAATTGACTTAACATTGTCTGCAACCATTTTTGTTTCTGGTTTTGGCAAACCAACAACCACTTTATCCAAACGAGAAAGGCTGTCGTATAAAGGTTTATCTGGTACAAAAGTCATCTTAGGTAGCAATGTATTGTAAGCATCACTAATTTGAGTCTTTACAGCCTCCACACCAGCACGCCCAGTTTCTTTAGGTACTGTGCCACCAATAGGGTCTAAAGCACGCTTAAAGGCTGCTTTGTTGAATTCTTCAATACCTTTAGTGCGAGTGTAATCAATAATATCGCCAAGTAAAGGTACGCTAGTTAGCTTATCTTCTAACTTTCTAAGTGCGCCACCCATCATTTGACCAGGAGTTAAATTAACGCCTTCGCCAATTAATTTTTGTGCAGCTTCATTTAATTTTGGTGCTACTACATTAGCTACTCCACGACCTAGTGCTGTACCACCAGCGCCACCTACTGCACCTAAACCAACTTTTTGAGGTATTTCTTGGACTGCTTCCATGCCACTAACGCCTGATTCTGTAGGAGTTAATGCGCCACTAGCGCCTCCAACTGCTGCGCCTTGAATATAAGGGTTAGCCCTAGCAAAACTAGGAATCATGCCAGCGCCTTTCATTAAAGCGCCACCAGTCAATACGCCACCGCCAATTTGTCCAGCGCCAAAAGTCATTGGGTTAGCTTCTTGAAACGGCTTCATGCGTTGCTGAATAGCTTGTGAAACTTCGGCAGGCTTACCGCCTGAATATTGCGCAATAGCCAAAGCAGGGTCAACAATACCTTTGCCAGCGCCTACAATAGCTGACTGCCATTGTGGTATTTCGGGCGTTTGTTTAACTGGTTGTGCTTGAGGCGTAGCGGATTGACCACCTTTTAAAGTTATTAAGCCTTGGTCAGACATTTTAGACAAATCATTGGCTTTCAAAGCCATCAAATCAGCATCAGATAGTTGGGATAAATCCATTATCTATTTCCTTGTCTACGGGCGATTTCAGCGTCAATAGCGGATTGATTTGGCATTGCGCCTTGCGGAGTCATTCTTGGCACTTCATAATAAGGCACCATACCAGCAGTATCAGGGTTTTTAGCCATACTTTGTAGCTTAGACTGGTAATTATCGTATGTATAGGCGGATGACCGTTTAGCAGCAGCAGCCAATTGTTTAATTTCACCTGGAGTAAAGTTAATGTCACCAGAAATAGCTCTTTCAGCCAGTTTGCTTTCAGACTCAGTAATAGCACCTTGACCACGCATTTGCTGACGACCTTGTAATGTCAATTCAGCAAGACCTTGCATAGCTTGGCGTGTATTGCCAATTTTAGCTTCTAAAGTGTCACCACCAAAGCCTAAAGTATTAGCTATTTGTGCTGCACCAAGTCGCACATTAGCGCCTGTTCCAGTAAATAACTTATTACTATCAATAGCTTGCGTGATTCTATTAGCAGAATCTTCAGTTTTAACTGCCGCAGTAGCCATTCCCTGTGCTTCTTTCATCATTGGGCCAATTTCACCAGCAATAGACTTGCCCATAGACACAATAGTATTAGGCGCACCAGCACGCTTTAACCCAACTTGGTATTGACCAAATTGTGGGTTTTGTTGTGCATATTCAAACTCTTGCACAGCGCTTGGTTTCTTAGGAATAGCTTGTTCAATTAATGCTGATTGATAAGGGGCAGCGCCACCATATACATTTGGTAACTCTAAAGCGCCAGTAGGATTGCCAGCTTTAATTTGTTGTAAAGCGGCTTGTCTTTCTGATTCTTTGCCTTCACGAATTCTTTGAGCCAATTTAGCAGCTTCAGTATCAGCTTTGTTGCCAATATATTGTGACGCAGCAATATTAGCTAAAGGGGTAATGTTTTGAAAGAATGAAGTAGGCACATAACGACCACTAACCATTTGACCTTGTGGCTGTTGCTGACCTTGTTGCATAAGCATTTGCGCCATTTGTTGTTGGCGAGTTAATGCTTGCTGTTGGGCGTAATCTTCTGGCGACATAGTGCCAGCTTGTGCTAAGTTAAGTGCGTCTGCCATAGCTATTCCTTAATTATTTGGTAACAGTTGACCGTAAGCGCCAGCTACGGGCATATTACTAACTGGGCTACCCATTCCCAACTCTTGAGAAGCTAACATTCTGCTTTGCTGTGAATAAGGGTCTGTGCCATATTTTTCAGCAGTAGCTGCTTGTGTCCAAGGCATATAAGCGCCAAATTCATTCATTTTTGCTGCGTCTGCACCTGTTTGTGGCTGTTTGCCACGCAAAGCTGCTGCCATAGCCATAGGGTTCATGCC